GCCGCCTCATTAACTTCATTCATAAAATTAGTAAATGTTTTCATTTTATCCTCCAAGATACCCTACTGGCACTAATTTAACTGTTATTGCTGCCGCGAATATTTTCTCGTCAGGATTTTTATTTAAGTAAATTACTTCTTTTGGTCCAATAGTAGCAGTTCCAATAGTAACGCCTGCTGCCGTACAACGCGTTACTAAAAGACTAGCAGTATGGCTATTGAATACCCTTACACATTTTGCGCTGGAAAGATTGGTTGCAGCTCCATGCGTAGTAGCCGCATTTACTTCTGAACCCATGAGTGTAACCATTGTCATATTATCTTCCTTTATACTGCTTAATGAATTCTTTAGCCATTGCCATAGCTTCTTTTTCATTTGGATATGTGTCTAATTCATCGCCGTCAATCATTGTTTTAAATTTATTATGAGCAAGTTTCTGAATAACCACATTTTTACGGTCAATTTTTACTTTTTTAACTATATTAGAAGCTTCTTTTAAATTAGCTTTTAATTCTTTAAACTTAAGCATCTACCATTTCTTCCTGATCGCCACCATATATATTACTAGAAACACTAATTCTTTCTTGCTCAATTGCATTACTTAATCTATCATTTAGCTGACTTGAAAATATATTAGAAGCAGACGACAAATCTCCATCACCAATTGCATTAACCATATCCATTAAAGGATTAGCTTCAACTTCTGGTTCATCAAGATCTGTATCTTCTTCTGCAGTTTCAATTTCACTTGCCATATCTAATTCATCATTATCAATTTCAATTTCGTCTTCCATTGTATTCTCCACTTATTTAGTTATATTTATACATTTAAATCTTTTAAATAATATTTTTTATTTTTGAGCCGGCTCTTCAGCATCTTGCTGTTGGCTCATTTGCTGTTGCTGAATTGCAGCTTGTTGATCTGCTTGCTGCTGTTGGGCGTTCATATGATTTTGTATAGCTTCATCTTCTCTTTCTTTGTTTTTATCTTCTAACTCATCAACTTTATCTTCTAAATCTTTTATATCTTCTTCAGATAATTTTAAAACATTTTTCATGACCCAGTCTTTTGTAAAATACTCTCCTACATATTGACTAACCATATCTAATGTCTGTACTCTTTCTTTTAAAATTTCTGATTCTTTTAGTTCTGCAAAATGATTATCTCTATTATAATCAACTCGAATATCTCTTTCCCATTTTGACCAATCAGCTTCAGTTATAACTTTCTTAAGTACAAGCTGTTTTTTAAGAATTCGTAAAAACAAATGAGAAAATCTATTACGAAGTCTATCAATAAACTTTTGAAATTTAACTTCATCTCTACTAATTTCAGTTGATCTTCCAATACTAAAACCATTATTTTCTTGATCTAATCTTTGTAATGGAACATTTAAAGCTTTATATAAACGTTTTTGAAAGTAAATGATGTCATCAATCTGTCCTAGGTTATCACCACCTGGAAGACTTGAAATCTCAGTACTTCTATTACCTTCTCGACGTGGTAACCAAAAATCCTCAAGCATTGACATATGTTTACGATCATCTCGCAAGTCACCTGTGTTAGCATCATATACTAGTTTATTACGATATTTAGCCATAATATTTTTCATGTATTCTTCGGCTTTACCTTTTGGAAGGTTACCAACATCGATATAAAAAATTCTTCTCTCTGGTGCTCGAGCTAGTCTATAAATGACAAGCGAGTCTTCCATCATTCTTAATTGATTGACTGGCTTAATAGCCTTTTGTAAATGACTAAGAACTTTTGATCTTTTCTCATCTAATAAACCTGATGTGACATAACTAATAGAATCTTCAGTAAATTTAACAGCCTGCCTATTTTGTGATGTATGAATAGACCCAGCTCCACCCTTTCCTGGAGATTCTTGATAAATATAATACTCTTTTACATTTTCAATAATATCAGCATTTGTTAGTGGATCTTTTTTCTTTTTAATTTCTTTTACTTTACGCATTTTTGGAGCATCAATAAATCGAATATCTTGAATACCCATTTTTTCATTACTTGGATCTACAACTAAATGGTGATAAATTTTGCCATCAATATACCATCTTCGAAAAATATCATGGCCATCTTCTGCAAAATTTAACATTCTTAAAATATTAGCAAATTCTTCTGTAATTTGTTCTTTAATACTTTCGCTAGCTTCAATTTTTTCTAGTTCAATTGATACTCCAGGACTTTCATCATCTATAACAATTGATTCATTTACAATATCTTCAATTGCAGCATCACATTCTGGATGTATAGCAACACCCCTATATTTCATTACTAATTGATAATTATCTTTAGATCCACTGCCATCAATATCCACGTATTGTCCAAAATGACCAGCACCTGAAGCAGTTACATAACCTGCTCCATCGTCGTCCTTTGCGGTAACAACTGATTTTAGCTTTTCTTCTTTATCTTTTGATCCAGATCTTTTTATTTCAAAACCAAAAAGCTTAAGTGAATTATCTGCCATAATTAATCCTTTAAATACATTGGTAAGGGGGAAAGTATTTCCCCCTATACCTTTTCAATTAGTACTATTTATTACTTAATTAAGAAGTAACTTTTTGCCCAGTACCTGTTCCTGTGAAACTTTCCCAGTATTGTACCTGAAAACTAACGCCAAATTCTTCTACAGTATCATTATTACCGTATGCGAGTTGTATTTCAGAAACATTTGTTGGAAAACACCCTCTAAATATATAAGTATATAGAGTTGATTCATTTTTATCAAGTTGCTCAACAGTTAAATCAGCTTGATAGTCTAACGGTGAAGTAACACCTGTATTTGTTTGGTGAGCATTCATAGAGTTCATCCAAATTTCCATACTTTTTCTTACTTCAAAATTAGTATCGTTAATGATATTTACTGACCAAGGCTCAAATGTTCTATCGCCGGCCATGTATAACATTCTGCCGCGATATGGAACAGTAACTGGATTAATAGTAGATGCCGGTAGTTGTCCGGCATTACACATAAATGATGTTAGTTCAACATCACCAGTCATGATTCTTGGATAAGCAAGTGTGATTTTAAACAGATTCGGGCGAGCGCCTCCACCTGCTAATTTAGCTTTAAATTGGTCTACACCTAAAATTGCCATTTTATTCTCCTATCCCTTTATGTAGCCTGACCAACAACTTCTTCAAACGAAACACCGGTGCGAACAGCAACGAAGTTAAGAGTGATAAAGTTAATGGACCGCGCTGGTTTAATAAAGAGACTTGCTACAAATTGATTTGTATCAATAATCGATGGAGTATTATTTGTCTCATCGGCCAATAGCCTAAAGTCAGTAATACCTCTTCGACCCTTTATATCTCTCAATAATGGTTCAATGATATTTACAAATTCTGCTCTTGTAAATTCATCATTAAATTCGAATAGAATATTTTTAGCAGCTTCTGCAATGGCTCTTTCGATAACCAAGAAGAGTCTACGAACATTAATTCTATCAAATGCCGATGGTCTATCTAAGTGTGTTTTATCACCAAATAATAGAATACCGTTTCCTGGCATATTAGTTATTGGATTAATACCATTTCTATAAAGCTCATCTCTTTGAGATTTGTTCGGTGAATAACCTAACCCAGTTACACCAAAATATTGCCCTCTTCGTGTACCAGCTGGTGATACCCAAGGAGCAAAATTATTATCAGTAGCTGCACATAGGCCAGCTGTTGATGATGCTGCAGGAATATGAATATACTTATCATTGTATTTATCATACACTTTTAAGAAATTATTATCTACGCTAAGATATGAACTTCTTGTTAAGTTTTTAAGACCAGATAAGATAGATGCATTCGCTGTTGCTGGACTATTAACAACACCAGATCTCATTGGAGAAGCAAAAACCATACAATCTTTTCTAGTTTGAGCAGCAATGGTTGTTAAATGATTAGTAAGAGTAACATGATCTGTAGAGCTTACTAAACTTGGTGCAATTATAAAATCAATTAGATACTGTGCTGGATCATCAATTAAATTATAACTATTCATATAATCATCAACTCCAAGAGGATCACCTTCATCCCCAGTAGTTAATATCACATTCACCTGCGCTGAAAGTTTCATATCTGATGTGCCAGTAGCTGCAGCACCAGCCCCGGTACCCATACCAGTTGGCATATCAATCATTTTTACATATGATGATCTTTGATTAATAACGTCTCTAATAAAGTTATTAGTACCATCTGCATTTTGAGCTCCAACTGCTTGAGAAACGTAGGGATATGTTTCCAAAACAGAGTTTTTAATTCCAGAAAGAAGTCCAGTTGTATCAATAACTGCTACGTGTACTTCATCGTTTTTACCACCAATATTAGCAGTATGAGCCGATGTTCCTGGACCTGTATCATAGTTATTTTTATATGCCCACGCATCAAAATCTGTATGATACGCTGCATTTGTCGGATCCGCGTGGTTTGAGCCACATATTTCTATTTTTATTGAATTACCCAAAGATCCTGGATATTTTGCTATAAATGTATATCCGTCAGAATCAAGAGCAGAGAATTGAGCATCAAATTCTGCTTGGTTTTCTACGGTAATTGCTGTTCTTGCAGGTGTTCCACCAGCCTCAAAAGCATTTGTTGCTGTGTCTGAATCTGTGGCTCTAATAACAAACAAATCACTTGAATATCTCAGATAATAAGCTGCTGAGTGAAAGTCAACTGAAGTTGCATCATTTGGCGTCCCAAATGTTGATACTAAAGTACCTTCGTTGTTTACGAGAATCGGTTCGTTACAGGGGCCCCAACGAAAATCGCCTACAATAACACCTGTAGAAGTAGGTACATTGGGTACGCCATTTGTTAAGTCAATTTCTCTTGTAACTACTGCCGGAGACTCT